GTCGATTCACGCTCTACATCACCCAGGAAGACCATCCGGTCAACCCGGTCAATCTAGTGGTGGACAACACCAACACCACAGTCGCGGAGATCGCTCCGTACTACGCAGTAGCTCATGCGTTCAACTACCCCGTCGAGATCATCAGCCTCGACACCGATCCCAAGATCGCCTTTGAGCGCAACACGCATGGTGTGCCCGAAGCTGCACATCGTCGTCAGTCCGACAACTTCCGCCGCAACACCAGCCAAATTCCCTCTTACTGGAATCACAGGATCGTCCATGGAAATCGTTAGTCATTGGAAGGGCGCGAAGATTATCTGCAATAGCTGCGAGACACAGTTTGTGGTTGATGCGGAAGATATCAAGAACGGTGCTCTGTGTACGCAGAGCGACGCCATGCTCCGGGGTCTTAAGAATGGCGTCATCAGTGTGCTCTATGTCAACTGCCCTCATTGCGGAAATCGTGTTCACATTAGCAATGAAATCCCCCATTTCTACAGAATCCAGGCTAAGGTTGTGCCATGAGCGACCTGGGAGACAGACTGAAGGTGCTGGAGATGGCAGAGGCCGGTCGCAGGGCCGTCCTCGACGTTCCTCTCATTGCTCGCCTGGATGGACGAGCTTTCCATACCTATACTCGTGGAATGAAGCGGCCCTTCGATGAACGCATGCAATACATGATGCGGAACACTACGTCAGCCCTGGTGGACGCATTCCATCCGCTTGTCGGGTATACTCAGTCCGACGAGATCACGCTGGTGTGGAATAGCCCTACGCTGTTCGATGGTCGCTTTCAGAAGATGACCAGTGTCCTTGCTGGCTATGCTTCCACCACATTCATGCGCGAGCACATGCTGACGGGGGGACTTCCCAACCAGACCCCCTGCTTCGACTGTCGCGTCTTTCAAGTCAACGATCTCGATGATGCCATCGATGTCCTGGCGTGGCGTGAGGATGATGCCGTCAAGAATAGCGTTGCCATGGCAGCCCAGAGCATCTACAGCCACAAGGAGTTGATGAACAAGCACCGTGGTGACATGATGGACATGCTGCACGATAAGGGCATCAATTGGAACGACTACCCCGCCCATTTCAAGCGTGGCATCTACCTCAAGCGCATTGTAGAGGACCGGGTGCTGGACGAAGTTGAGCGTAGCCGTATTCCTGAGAGACACAGGCCACCCACCGATCAGCTTTTCAAGCGTGGTAGCGTCAAGGTTTTGAACATCGACCCAATCCGGCAACTGCCTGACCCCAAAATTACCCTGTTTGCTCAGTACGATAGGGAGTAGTTGACTTCTAACCCATAGCCAGCTATACTTCTGGACATGGAAATCTACGAGCCCGCCCGCGTCATGATCTTCAGCGAAGTCAAGGTTGGCGACCGCATCTGCGGAGACATCGTCATCTTTTCCGGACGCCTCACGCCCAGTGGCCGTTGGGAAATCGAAACCCGCGAGGGACTCTTCTTGCGGGGCTGGGAGGGTTCCTTCATCCAGTGCGAGCAGAAGATCCAGTAGTTGACCTTTAACCCATACTCTGCTATACTCCTCAAATGCCCGACAACTCCAAGGTTGAGAAGATCCGCAAGCTCCTCGCTCTTGCCCAGAGCGGCAATCCCAACGAAGCTGCCCTGGCTGCTGCCCGTGCCAGGGAGCTTATGGTGCAGTATGCCATTGACGAGGCTCAGCTTCTCCCCCAGGACCGCGAGCCCATCTCTACGGAGTCGCTCAACGTGGGCTCCAAGAAGATTCCCCACTGGGAAGCCCTCCTGTCGTACATCCTGGCCCCGCACTTCTTCTGCCGGTCCTTCTACACCCGTGGCTCCGACATCCACGTTGTCGGACGCAAGAGCGACCGTGAGGCGTGCATCGCCACCTTCTGGTATCTCCGCAATGAAATCAAGCGCATGAGCGCACTTGCTTGGGGGCGTGAGCCTGCCGAAAACACCGTCCATGGCAAGACTTGGAAGACGGGCTTCAACGAGGGCTGCGTCCGCACCATCAAGGAGAGGCTGGAGGGCGAGAAGAACCTCCTGGCGTCCGACAACACCGGCACCGCCCTCGTCCTGGCTCAGCGCCAGCAGGAGACTGACGACTACGTGGCAGAGAACATGAAGCTCCGCACCTCCCTCGCCAAGCGTCGCGTTAGCCCCAGCGGCTTCCACGCTGGGCGTCAGGCAGGCCACGCCCTGAACCTCGAAAAGCGGGCTGGTGCCAGCAAGGCTCTGGTGGCGTAATGTCCTACAAGATCAAGGCTGAATACAGCACTGGCGATTCCAACGACACCTACGATGAAACCCTTGTCCTCGACATGCAGTGGAAGTCCCTGCAAAATGCGACCAATGCCCTCAAGCGCATCGAGGAGCACTACCACTGGTACAGGAGCCAGCATGGCTGGGATCGTAGCAAGAAGGTTCAAAGGCCAGAGTGGTCCGAAGGGCTGTCCGAAAGTGTCATCGTCGTCCTGCTCGACAACGCCAACCCCGTCCAGTTTGCTGCCCCGTGGTGTGGCTACTTTGAGCACCTCTACAGGTGCAGCATCGTTGACGAATTACCATACTTTGAAGCCTAGTTTGACAGCTTAGGCTAGGCTGTGCTATAACTAAGAGAAGTCGGAAACACCAACCCCAAAGGAGATACACATGGCCCGTCGCCGCACCGCACTCAACATCACCGATACCCACAGCCCCAAGTCGGCTCTCGTCACCGATTTCACCAAGACCGAGAGCGACACCGGCCTCGCCATCTGGCAGAAGGCTGGCGCGGTGCTGGGCAATGAGCCGCTGACGTATCAGCAGGTTCTTGAGCGTTCCGGCAACAACTTCAAGGTCGCCGTGGTCCCGGCATTCGCCAAGGTCGGTGACGCCTACGTGGAGGCCAAGGAGCAGCGCATGGTCATCCGCGAGGACACCGGCAACGTCCTGGGCACGGTCGGCACCAAGTACAAGACCATCCAGAACGACGCGCAGATCCAGGCGATCTCGCCTCTGGTGGACTCTGGGTTCGCCACCTACGATACCGCTGGTCTGGTGGACGGTGGCCGCATCGGCTGGGTGATGCTCAAGCTCAAGAACGAGCTTAACATTCCCGGCAACGACCGGGTGGTCCCCTACCTCATGGCCCTCTGGAGCCACGATGGACTCTTCTCCACTCGCTTCTTCCCCAGCCCCATGCGTGCCTTCTGCGCCAACGTCCTCTCCAGCCTGATTCAGAAGGCTGCAAACGGCATCAGCGTTCGCCACACGGCATCTGCTGACCTCCGCATGCAGGAGGCGGCGCGGGTCATCGAGGCCAGCAACGGGTTCTACAACGACTTCCAGGCCCGCACCACCAAGCTGATGACGACCCGGATGAACGACACCCAGATGCTCGACCTCACCGCCCACCTGTTTCCGGCGATGGAGGAGGCTGGCGTCCTCAAGGTGTCCACGCGCACCAAGAACATGCGCGAGAAGGTGCTCGACCTCTTCACCAACGGGGCGGGCCACACCACCACCGGCATCAATGGCACTGCCTGGGCAGGATTCAATGCGGTCGCGGAGTTTGCTGACCATCACCGGGCGACTCGCGTGAGCGAGGGCCGGGAGGCCACTGAGGCGCGGTTCCAGGCCACCATGCTGGGCACGGGCGCTCAGCTTAAGACCAAGGCAATCAACTGGATCGATGAAAACGTGGTTGTGTAGGTAGGGGCTACTACCTAGGGGATCGCCCGTTCCTGTCTGCCGATACTACCCCGCGCACTTAGACCTTCGGGGGGCAAGTCGGCAGAACAACAGGAAATGGGAGTCTTCCAAATGTTTAGCCACCGTGGAAGCGGGACTTCCCAGGCTAGGTACCTGTCTTAGCGGATCATGGGGTGTGGCCTAGAATGCTGCCATGATCAAGGGGTGGCACCCGATTGAGAAGCCCCACGGGCTACCGTGGCACTATGCGAAGTACCGGAGTGGGGTAGCCCCCACCCCGTTTTAAGGGAAACTATGAAAACCTACAAGATCGATTCGGTCAAGGCAACCTCTCTCCGCAGGCAACTCCTCTGGTCACAGATCGCCATCTTTATCGGCATCTTCCTGACCTTTGTGTCCATCGGGGCGGATCTGCCATCTCTCAGCGGTATTGTGGTTGTGATAACCGGAGGGGCGGTCGTCTGGGGTGGTATTGCCTACTGGCGGTCCCTGTGGAACCTCTGGGAGTGGCCCGGGATTGGTCTTGGCTTCGCAGTAGCCATCGGCACGGCTCTCCTCAATGCCCTGGTGCCGCTTATCGGGATGTTTGCAAGTTTTGCCTTCTTCGTGTATGTTTACATCGAGCTTGGCAAGCAGAGCGTTGAAGCTGTGAGAGTCGGGAAGCGAGAGCTTTTTTCAGAGTAGCTATACCTAAGTGAAGTCCAACCAAACCAAAGGAGAATACAATGTCGCAAGTGATCGTTGTGAAGGATCTGAGTAACCTGGGCGAGCAGCTTAAGGCAGCCCTTGCTGGAAGCGGCATCGACGCCTCGCAGTTTGGTGACATCGGTGTCCAGATTCAGAAGGCTCTGGCCGATGCGGGTCTGGGCAACCAGATCGTGTCGGGCGCTGTCGAGGCCCCCGTGGTTGCTGCTCCCCCGGCTCCCAGCTTCGGAGAGATTCTGGAGACTGAGAGTGGTGAGGAGGAGTTTAGCATCAGCTACAACGTGGCAAATGCCGCGAACATCGAGCTTACGTTTGACGAGGACTTCAACCTCGTGCTCGACATGGTGAGCAAGGATGGCGAGGAGGAGAGCGACCTCATCAGCACCGACGACCTCGACTCCAGCCGCGTGAATGCTTACGTCGAGGACGACACCCTCTTCGTCACCATCCCCGTGCTCAAGTTCCCGGAGGAGGGCGACACCGTGGCTATCGCCAACTTCAACCCGGAGGCGACCGTCGAGGAGGATGTGGACGAGGACGACTCCGACGACGAGGACTCCGAGCAGGAGATGGAGTGGTGCGACGTTTGTAACGAGCATCACCCGGTTTCCTAACGACTTAGGGGGCCGCGCATCCTACACGCGGATAAGGTAACAACATGGCCGATGCAGCGATGGGATTCGTAGTGTTGATAGTGTTCGTAATCCCGACAGTCTGGTTCATCTGGTTTTTGTTCGATACTATGAACCTCAATCGAGATGTCTACAAAACGCGCCAAAAGCGTTGCAAAGAATCTGGGCATCATTCAAACTGTAGCTGTGCCAACTGGTACTAGGTAACAGATGCTTCCCTGGAACACCACCATAGTCAGATGTTCCAAGTGTCCGAATGAGGATGTACCGCAGAGCTACCGTACAGAACGATACCTGCCGATTGGGTGGTTTATTGAAGCTGGGCCAGTCGATAGTGGGCTATTTTACTATTGCTGCCCAGCACACCCTAGCGATTGGTCGATGCCGTCTGTAGATGACCCCGAATGGAGAAAGGGTAACACATGAGCCGCATGAAGAACCGTGACAGCAACCGTATCCGCCGCGAGGACCGCATCGTGCAGGCTCAGATTCGCCAGGAGGCTTACGACAAGCTCTCCATTAGCCAGAAGCTTGATGGTCTGGGTAGTCTCCGGGCTCTCAAGCAGCGGGCCAAGCTGGTGAAGGTGCTTGAGGTCGAGGTCGCGCAGGAGGACCGCTCTGTCGCCGCAGAGGTTGTTGAAGGCGTCGAGACTCTGGCGAAAGAGCGCAAGGGCGTCAAGGCGAAGCGTCAGGCCCGGAAGGATAAGCGAGGCGCGTAATGGACGACGGCGGCTTTGGGTTAACCATCGGCTTTTTCGCCGGTATCGTTGTCGGGCTTTTCATCTGGGGCAATATGGGAGTGTATCTCGCCCAGAATAGTGCAGCAGAGGTGTACGCCAAGCAGCACTGCGAAGCGAAGTGCGCCCCGACAACACCTCACTTTACAGCCAAGCTTGAGGGTGGCAAATTCACCTGTACCTGTCTGGTGACGCCATGACACACCCCATTCTTTTTGGCTTCATGTGCTTCTTTACTTTTGCTTCCGTTGTCACTACTCTCGTCAACGATGACGGCACTCAGCGTTTTAACAATTTTGTAGACAGTGTCATTTACGGCTACACCGCATACGTGCTCTGGGGGGTCTAATGAATACCGCCATGCTCCGAATCCTGATCTCTGCCACTTTCCTTTCTGCCGCATATCTGCTATGGTAACAAAATGAAAACGCTTCTGGTTGACATGGACGCCATCGTTGCAGACCTTGCCGCTGTCTGGTACAAGGAATACACCGAAAAGACGGGTAGGCTGCTGACCAAGGAAATGGTTACGTCCTGGGATGTCGGCAAGGCGATTGGCGACCGCTCAGTCTACGGTGTCCTGGCTGACCGCCATTTGTACCGCCGGATTCCACCCATCATGCCTGCCATCGAGGTCATCAAGCGGCTGAGCAAGCTCAAGGCCCATGGAGAGAAGCTCTGGGACATCCACATCCTGACCGCTTCCATTACGGAACCCCAGATCATCCCCGATAAAATCTGGTGGCTTAAGGAGCACATGCCCTTCATCGATAGGAAGCACCAGTCCTTCATCTATCACAAGGGGATGGTGCATGGAGACTACTTCATCGATGACGCCCCCAAGAATCTGAATGCGTGGAAACTGAAGCATCCGCAGGGGAAGACGGTGACGGTTACGTACCCCTACAATATCGGAACCCCTGTGGATATCCGGGGTGACGATTACAACAATCTGGAAAAGGCGTGGAGTATCATCGAAATTGCGCTGATGAGCGACCATTGACTTGCACTTTAACCCAGGACTTGGTATCATCCCGTGATGCTCCTACAAAGCTACCTCCGCAACGGCGGCACCATCGAAGCCCTCAAGAACATGTTTGCCATCAAGGCAACGCGCTCTGAGCGGCTGCCCAGCCTCTACCTCTTTAAGTACGACCAGATCAACAGCCCCTTTACGGAGTTGCTGGTCCGCGAGTGCCGTGGAGTCATCCTCGACTCTGAGAACAACTGGAACGTGGTATGCCGTCCCTTCGACAAGTTTTTCAATCTGGGTGAGCAGCTTGCCGCGCCCATCGATTGGTCTACGGCCCGCATTCAGGAGAAGCTGGATGGCTCCCTGATGACGATGTACCACTATCAGGACGATTGGCATGTCTCCTCGTCTGGCAACCCCGACGCGGCTGGCAACGTCAATGCGTGGCCCATGGACTTCGCCAACCTCTTCTGGGACACTTGGTTTGCTACCAAGATGTATTCCAAGGCTCTCCATCCCGCCTTCAACTACATGTTTGAGCTTACGTCCCCCTACAACATGGTGGTCGTGCCTCATGTGGAGCCCAAGCTCACCCTGATTGGCGTGCGCCACGTTGCCACCGGCCATGAGTTTAGCCCGCTGGACTACAAGGACGAGTTTCCCCTGGCTAGCACCTACCCCATGTCCAGCTTCGATGATGTTCTGGCATCCTTTAGCAAGCTGGACGGTCAGCGATTTGAGGGCTACGTGGTGGTCGATGCTAACTACAACCGGGTCAAGGTGAAGCATCCCCAGTACGTCGCCCTGCATCACCTCAAGGACTCCGTTGGCGCGAGCCCCAAGCGTCTGGTGGAGATTATCCGCAAGAACGAGAGCGAGGAGTTTCTCACTTACTTCCCGGAGTTTAAGGAGAGGTTCCTGGCATACAAGGAGAAGTATAACAACCTCGTCTACCAGATGGAGTTTGAGTGGGACAACATCGTGGAGCGTCAGCAATGGGTCGGGATCAAGTTTGACCGTAAGCAGTTTGCCTTTTACGCCAAGGAGGGGATCTGCCCAGCGTTCCTCTTCCAGCGATTCGACAACCGGGTAGATACCGCCAGGGAGTTTCTCGCTAACGTACAGATTGACCAGTTGATGGCTTACCTAGAGAAGTGAACGCAGCATCCATAGGAGAAAAATGACCGCAAAGACCAGACGCCCAGGAATCAAGTTTTCAGCGTATGTACCTACCGAAGTGCGAGACTCGATGGAAGCGGAAGCCAAGCGGCTTGACCGCAGTGTGTCTTGGCTGATTAAGAAGGCTTGGGAGGTTGCCCTGCCCACTGTCCAGGCGTTCCCAAGCATCGATCAGAATCCAGATGGCACCGCATAGATGGTATAAGCCATCGATCCACCGTTTCGCTTGGCTGGTGTGCGCTTGCTGTGGGCTGATCAAGCTAGCCAATGAACGCACCAACGCAGCAATACGAAAGGGCTGTGAGGATTCTGAATGATCCAGCTAAGCGAAGAAGCTCAAAAGACAATTGACGCGCATCTCCTGATGTACGGCACAGCCATCATCCAGCTTAATCGGATGAACGACGGAAGGACGACGCCAGTATTGCGGGGCTTTCAGGATGCTCAGGGACGGAGTCTGGACGTACAAGGATTAGAACTTGACCCGCTGGACCCAGCCAATCATGCCAGCCGCAAGGCCAGCAAACATGGCGAAATAGGGAGTGCGAAGCAAGCGGACCCAGCTAGCCCATTGGGTGCGGTCGCTAGTCCATAGGAAGATGTCGAACCCAGCGATGATGACAGCCGGGATAGCCCAGACTAACCAAATCATCGGAGCGATGTAGAAGGACTCGTTGCTTGGTACAGTTAGAAACAGATGTGCGGTAAGAACACCCCAGAAGAAAGGAAGAAGCTGAAGCCTCACTGCTCCATCCTTGGTGAACATGGAAATGGTATCCCAGTCCTGACCCTTACCACGACCGATAAGGAGAACGATCTCCCAGCCTAACCAGATAGCGCCAGTAGACATCAAGACAACACCGGTCCAAAAATTCATCTCTTCCTTAGTCATTAACCATTCTCCTGTGGTGGCTTCTTGGGAGGTGCGGGATCTCCAGGCTTAGCATCAGTGAGAAATGAGTTTGCCACACCTCTCCACCCAGTACCGTTCGACATAGCAGAGAGAGCGGACTTGCCAGCTAAAGTGCCCATGACGCCCACGATACCACCAGCGAAAGCGAAGAAGGCATCAGAGCGGTCGCCCGCCTCTACCAAGTACATGCCAAGGGTCAGAGCCGATATGGAGAAGAGTGCGCCGAAGAAGGTACGAAACCCCATCCACGTTTGTACATTCAGTTTCATGACTTATCTCTTTTTGGGTTTGGAGCGCTTTACGGGACCATGCACTACCTGTTCTACGGCGCTGATCCGGGCTTCATGTGACTCTAAGCGAAGTTGTACGATTTGGACACGATTGTCTACTCCACCTAGCTTATCCATAATGGCCGTTTGGCCTTTGTCGAGAGAGGCAGTGCGCTCAGCTAAACCGGTTGCCAATCTCTCGTCCCGCTTCTCTCTGTCGGTATCGAATTCGTGCTTGAGAGCGTTGAGAGCTTTCTCTAGCTTCAGTTCTTCGACCTCTTCATGCTTGGTCAATCGTTCTGCCACAACCTTATCAAAGATGGCGGGGGCTCGTTCCTCTAGGGCAGCAACTATGGAGGCTGGCATCTTCTCATCTACTGCGTGTGAAACGAATTCCTTAGCTGCGTTGTAAATAGCCAGGATCTTCCTGATGACTACATACAGTGAGCCGAAGATAATGGCCCCAAGTCCGAGAAAGATCGGCAGATGCGCTAAGATGTCAGGTTTTGAAACAGCTTCAATCGGGTCCATGGTAGTAAGATTGGCGCTCTGCTATACTTAAAGGGGGACCATGAAAGGAAAAGACCGCATATTGTTGCTGCTTGCCAATAGCTCCCAACCCGGGTTAACGGACGAAGAAATTGCGTCTTCCTTGGACATGAATCCAAGCTCAGCAAGAACCCGTAGAAGCGAATTGGAGCAGGAGGGGCTTGTCATTCCTGTAGGATTTGGTAAAACGAAGTCAGGACGTAGGACGTTTCTTTGGATGGCTACCAGTACAATTAGAAAGGACTGATATGTGGCTCTGGGTTGCTTTTCTGCTGTTCCTGTTGGCTTTCATTGGCTTTGTGAGGGAGCTTTACCGTGGCTAATCCGGCAGCCAAACACGAGCCCGCCCCGCTTCCAGAGAGGGCTGAGCTACCCCACGTAGCAGACATGGTACATAACGATATCGGTCTGTTCCTGGGTGGAGGAGCCATCTGTCGGGATGTCATGGCACGTAAGGCAGAGGGTATGAAGAAGTACGGAACCCCCTTACAGCCCTTCAATGGACGCTCTGCCATCATGGATCTGTACCAAGAGCTTCTGGATGCAGCCAACTACATGAGGCAGCACATCTACGAGAACAGCAACGGAGATCGCTGGGGGCTTCCAAATGAGATGTTGACAAAATACCGATCTCTGCTAGAATTGATCCAGTTCATCCACGTTCGCCTCCCCGAAAACGACCAAAAATGGTAACAGCCGCCGTAAGACGACTTGTCAAGAAGTCCAACCACAAGCAGCACAAGCATGCTGTGATGATCTTTCGTGGAGGTGCCCTGGTAGCTACAGGATACAACCATGAGGACATCCACGCAGAGCAGGTTGCCCTTGGCAAGCTTTGGCCTGACCATCGAGTGGGCACCAGGGTGGTGTCTATACGGCTCCGCAAGAACGGCGAGCTTGGGATGGCTAAGCCCTGTGCTAAGTGCGAGGCTATGCTGCGAGAGGCTGGCGTCAAGTCGGTGATGTTCAGCAACTACGAAGGACAAATGGAGAAGATGGGTCTATGACCAAGGCAAAGGCAAAAGCCAAGATGCGCGATTGGACCGGAGCGGCTATTGAAACCAAGTGGCGTGACGAGTGGATCGAAAGCCACCTCCGGTGCCCCAAACTTCCGCCCGGAGAGTATCACATCACTATGTCTGGTGACTCCATGGTGCTCACACTGGGTACGGAGGATGGGGTCGAGATTTACGACATGGTCATCCGACGAGTGGGGTCTGACTAATGACCTACAAGCCGCTTAGTCTGAAGAAGCGATTGCTTAACTGGCTGTTTTGGGGAGCAGCGCTTCTGGGAGTCGCCCTCATCACGGTGCCATTCTGGCTCTTTGTTCCCAGCCATGAACAGCCACAATTCCTGCTCATCTTTGGAGTCTTGGCTGTCGGTGTCCTCATCTTCCACGCTTACGAGGAACGCCAGCGGGCTCAGCGAGAAGAGGAACTGCGACGTATCAAGGAAGCTATCCGCGATACGCTGTGGGAGATGCGCCAGAACGAGAGGGCTCCGTGAAACATCCCACAGATGAAGACGTAGACAATCTCATTCTAGCTTGGGCTGACCAGTATGGGCTCAAGAGCCTAGTCCGCAACGCATATTACAAAGGGCATTGGCGAGGTTCGGAAGCTGGCGAACTGCGCGGGAAGCGGATCCAGCGAGCCATCTACAAGGACAAGCAGCGAAAGAAATAAAAGAGGCCGGTCATCGGGGGAGCAGGGAGCCCGACGACCGGCCAAGGAGCAGCTAAGCTGCCCCGAATTATGGAAGCTCTGATGCGCCTGGAGCTTCGTTGTTGTCAGCAGTTTCGTCGCTTAGACGGAGGCCCATGAAGCTTAGAGACATTTCCTCTAGAGCCTTGGGAGCCACGCTGGAGTTGAAGCCCTGGTGACGAACCCCGACGACCTTCATGATTAGCTGGTCGGTCTGACGGTCGTAGAGAGCAAACTCCATGTCTTCGGCGTCGAGAAGATCCTGAAGCTTGGGCATGTTCCCGCCAGAAGCAGTAAACGGCCCCTGACCGATAACGCGCCAACCGCTAGCCTGGATACCGATAGGCTCCGCACCCGTGTACGCTAGCTCGACAGCAGAGAAGCGTCCCAGGATGAAGGCTGGAGTGAGGTCGTACTGCATGCCGTAGCTGACGTTAGTGAAGAGTCCAACGGTTACTCCGTTGAGGATCACTTGCGCCCGTGCGCCATGCATAATCTTGGAAGTAGCCATTGTAGTCTCCTATTTAGGCCCCGCTAGCGCTCTGCGTGATCTCGGTCACGTAGAAGGCGATGGGGATGAAGTAGATGGAACCGGCGATCTTGACCTCTACGCTAACTCGCATCACTGGTCCCTGGATGACGATCCTGGCGTTCTTGTAGCCCAGGGGAGCGTCAACAGAGGTAGCGATTAGCTTCAGTCGTAGGAAGTCCGACATGATACCGTCGAGGTAGCTTAGGGCCACCGCTGCGGTAACATCGGCAACCGACTGACCGACGAAGGCTCGCTCCATGCGCTGTGCAGTGGTGAGAGCTACCGTGTCAGCCGCGTATACCATCTGAATCGAGTTGTATACGTTGTTGGTATCCTTGCCGTAGGTCGTCTGGTCGGACACCCACACAAAGCCACCTTCCTCGGCCCGACGAATCGGGTTCAGACCCGCGATGAGTGCATTCTCCACGTTGGCGTCGAGGTTGTAAGACCAGTCACCAGCAGCCTGGAGCACACCAGAGGTGTTTACCTGCTTGCGGACCAGAGACTTGTAGAAGGCTCCAGCCTGGGTTGCAGCCGCGAGTACCGCACCCAACCAGGGCTGGTACTGAACAATCGAACCGCTGACGGCAGACTTGATGTCTTGGAAGACCATCGCGCAGCGGTATGAAGCAACGTTAGCTGCGGCGTTGCTGACCACTGCGAAGGTGTCTCGCTTGGAGATGAATCCCTGGCGGTTACGCTTTGCCTTCATGGTGGACATCGCGTGGACATGGCTCTTGACGTAAGCATTGACCGCATCGATCTGGTAGGTCGAAGCAGAGTCAGTCTGGGCGTCAATGATGTCAGCGGTGGCGTCCCGTGAGATTAGGGGGACGATGAAGTTGCAGCGCACTTGCTGGAGAGCGTCGATGGCGCTAGCGAAGTTGCCAGCGGTCGTCGCACCCTTGGCTCCACCAGCTAGATACACATAGCTGACTGAAGCAGCGGGGAGGCTTGCAGAAGGAGCAGCGCTGAACGTCACTAGCTGGGAATTTCCGATAGCGAGGTTCATCCGGTACGCATCGGTCTTGATGCGAGCAACCTTGGCACCCTGGTAGGTGGCGCAGGTAAACACACCTTCGTCTAGTGCGGACACTGGGAGGTTACCTAGGATTGCGGTAAACGGAGCCGCTGACCAAGTAGGAAGGCTGTTGATGTAGTTGCTCAGATCGGCAACCGTGGGGAAGTTGGCCAGGGCTAGCGTAGTGGTGAGCACCCCGTCGAAGAGGATGCACTGGGTAGCATTGACAGTCACCGTGGCGGCAGCAGCGGTGCAGCCAACCTCTAGGGCGACCTCTCCACCAGCGATGATCGCTTCGTTGATGTTGTCGCTCTGGCGGTTGGAGTTGATGCTGACCGAAACCTCGGAAGCGCCCTTGATGACGTATGGGGCACCGGACTTAGATACCCAGGAAGCTGCAACGCCGCCAGTAGTGTAGAACACTTCTTCTACGTTGGTAGCCTCTGAGACTTCTAGAGTGGTAGCAACGCCAGCCTTGAGCTTGGCCGGGGTAACGATGTCGAACGAAATCGCCAGAGGGGCGAATGCCGCTAGACCAGTTAGGTCGGCTGCGATAGCAGAGGAGGCAACACCGGGAGTGGTTACCGTACCGGCTACTGCTCCCGCCTTGTCGGCATCGGAAAGCTTGATAGCCGTAATGACGGTGCTGCTCTTGGTGAGGATCTGGTAGAATCCTACGTTGATGCTTCCGGCTCCAGCAATCGGGCTTCCTAGTGGAACCCAAAGAGAGTCGCCAGCGACAACTGCCGCAGGCCAAGTCCCGTTGGTGGTGAAGCTTGCCGTCTTACCGCTAACTAAAGCAACGGTAACGGAGGGAGTGCCGGTAGAGATGGCGCGAGATCCACCACCAGTACAGACAACACCAGCCAGGGCATCGATGGCAGCAGCAGCCTGTGCCGGGGTGTATGCCGTGGTCGCAGTGACGGCAGCC